TTTCGGCGACATGTTGGGCTAAAACGTTCGGCTTTTCACTCCTTCACACGGCGGGATTACATACGTGGACATCATCGACAGTGAGAGGCTTAATCTCGCATGGGCGTTACGTGGCTAGCAGCGTGGTGTTCGCTGTTTCGCCATCCCAGAGGCAATTTCGGCTTGACTGTCGAGCATCAACACGTGGTCCCGGCGGTTACTTGTGTACTCAGACCTGAACTCCTCCTAGGAGGCATGGGCTTTGTAGGTTCAATAACTATAACCTAACTAATAGTGCCGTAAGAATCGGTCGCTCTTCCATAAGAATATCCCAAAGCCAACCCAGGGCAGACATGTCACCTTGCTAAAGGGTGAAAGTCATCTAGGGATTTGGCTAGTTTCAAGTCAAAATGGGTACCAGTGTTGCACTCTGCGTTTAACGGGCTTGTGACCGTCACTCCTAGCCACTGGTAAACCAGAAGTGGCCGCATTACAACACACCAGTTCTGAGGTACTGGTGTGGAGGCAAAACTTGCGCTATGCGCGTGTAACTATCTCCGGGTGAGGATGGCATTTCCTTTAAAATTTGCCCTGCAAGCAGTTAAGCACCGGCGGCGAACCGCTTGGCTATAAATCCCTTAAGCCCCAACGGGCTCAGGACGCTGTTGAGGCGCCCAACCACCAAAGATGGCCTGAGGTCCACTCGTGTCACGGTCAAACAGCAACTCGGAATAACTACCGAGATCGCCGCCGAACTCCAACTTTGCAACACGTGCATCAAAGTGCAGTTGTTTTCCATAGTCCCAATCGTAATTCATGTCCAGATTCAACATGACATCAATACTGGGTCTGTAGTAGACCTTAGGCTTGAGAGGCTCTTCAGCAAACGGTGCAAATTGTTTTCGCTCAAACCAGGCTTGATGGCCGTCGGTGAGCTGCAGCACCCTCTCAATAACACTATTAATAGGGGGAATAAACGAGCATCCCTTCTTCAAGCCCAGTGCGACTCCTCGCATCATGGACTCGCGCGATACATTCGCGGGAGGGTTGATAATATACCCGAATTTCGCCAGGACGCGGCCTGGCTTTGGTCCGAAGACCCAAACTCCCTCTTCCACCAGGTATAGGCGGCATGAGCAGAACTCAACCTCGTTCGGGTGATTGCGATAAATTGCCTCGCTATCAAAACCCAAACCAGCCATGCCTGCACGCCAAGGAAAAGAAACCCTCTCGGCGTGCCGCATGCAGTTGTCATCGCCCTGAACCAGCATTCGCAAGGAATGTCGGGCTTGATCAACCGTTTTATTGGTCCACTTACAATACAAGTACAGGTGTGACAGGCCGTTGACAATAGAATTCATCAACGACGTGTAAGGATCGCCACTCTTACGAGTGCCGTCACACTTGTACCGCCAACCATGGTGTGTTGAACCGTGGGTTGAAATGTTTGCAGTCATAAGATCAACGACTGCGCGGGGTGCACCCATTTTCTTGCACAACCACACTTCAAACTCACACCACGGACGACGAATGGAGGAGTCGAATTTGCCGAGATCATCCTCGAGCCATCGACCCCTACCTGTCATCACGTGGTTTGCGGCCTTTTCCGCTGAAACACCGCTTGTGAAGCAAATAAAATTGTCGGTACTCCACCGACGCTTCAACAAGTCCTGCAAAGCCATGATCCAAGGCCCCACGAGACAAATGAACTCAGGCTGAGCCCCCTGTATCAATCGTGGTGCCTTGTCTTTACGACCTAGCGGTGACGAGTACAGATCGTTTTCGACTTTCACAAACGACGATCGATAAGTGTACTGATACAACTGTCGTCGCGAAAGCTTACTGTCCTCGCACACACCATCGGTGTCCAAGCGGGCCTTACAGGCACGCAAAGTTCTTTTCACGCTCGGTGAGGCATTGGATCTCTCCAAATACGTCTCAAAACTCACACTCTTGACCTCGTGCATGTATGGGAAGATTTTACGCCAATTCTTCTTACACCACCTAATGCATGCTGGCAAATCCTCAGTTGGAAGAGGTGTGTCGCACAAGACACGAGCAAACAAGGACTGCTCCTCGTTATGCTTATTGCTGGCAAAGCCGTGCGGGGCATACCCTTTCGAGTTAAACCCAAACTCACACTGCTTACCCCTCAACTCGAGGGGACCTTTCCGGTCAAGAGGAGCTCTAAGCTCACCGACTCCCTGACTTACTGAGGCTTTTGGTTTAAGCCGTTTCGGTCGCGGTAGACTCGCACAGTTAACGAGTGTTCGTTCAACTGGCGAGCTCGCGCTACGCGTGAGCGTGCGCGAAATTGTGTGCCGCAGCGAGCTAAAGCTCGGTCCTGGGTTGGGCTCAATGCCCACCAGCGGTGGTGCTGGCACACTTTGCACTACTAGCGTAGACGCGACACACGCTGCATTGAAGCTCGCATGGGCCAAAACGGCTTGCCAGTAAGGGAGAGAAATCGTCGTGTTGTGGAAGAGGAGCGCTGGCAGCCTCATCACCGGATTTGCACCGGCGCGGACATACGTAGCAAACTCGTACAAACCATACAACTTACCCACATAAGGGATGCGCTTAATAGCTTCTTCAAGCATAGGCGCAAGAACGCACAAATTCAGCATTCGAGCAATGGCCTGCGCTGCGTTTGGGTCAACGCTGGCAACACTTGCTACTACACTGTCTTTGCTCGAGCTTTGTGGGATCAAGGAGCGCGCGCCTCGGTACACGCGCAACGCTCCATAAGCAGCAACAGCGATGCCAAGGACAGCCCCAGCGGCAAGAACCTTGCCTTTCGTTGTTTGCAATGCTTTCTTTGATTTCCTCACGCTAGCAGGCAATGCGGATCTTAGATAATTGCCAGTCTGAACACGACTGACATTCTGCTGTGTTTCCCAGCTTAGCATGAAACCTAACGCTGGAGCATACAGATTTGTATCGTGTAGCTCGACAGCCGTTATAGCAAATTCGGAAGTAAGCACCTTACAGCGAGCCATGCTCAAGCCGTAATTGATGCCTTCCGGGTCTCTATGCTTACCGGTCCACCAGTTCATCATCTCCACAACCATATCACCAGCAATCCTAACAGGGATGTTCTGCTCGTGAAAATGGACGCCTGCATGTGCAGCGAAGAGCTCATTAGCTGATATGGAATATGGAGTATCATTCCACCATCCCAGAAAATCAAGCACTGGAAACTCATAGGTAGTGAACCTACGGACGTCAATCGTCCTTCGCTCTCTGTACTCACTGACGAAACCGCCAGGAGGATCATCCTCGCCACGTTGAACATAATTCTCGGTTGGCGTGGATTTCTTCGGTACCGCAGCACGAGAAGCAATTTGCGCTACTCGATGAGCATGGCGACGCAAGGCCAGAGCTCTCTGATCCTGCTTGAAAC